AAACCAGCTGGTAAATTGGCCAGCGTACCGGCATCTATTAATTGTCTTAAAATTGATGTACTTGCTTTGGATATACCACCAATCATGTGCGATAGGCCTAATCCATAAAAGCCAAGTCCAGGCAAAAACTTATACTGAACAAAAAAGTTAATCTTGTTCTTGTATAAATCGCCTTCGTTGTAATTACGTCTAATAGATAATACTTGCTCTGATTGTTCATCAATCGTCACAATATATGGCAGTTTTAATCCTGTAGGCTCGCCGTCCTCGCCTATGTCTTCATAACCTTCCAGGTCTAAAATAGTGTGTACTTCAAAGACCGTATGGTCCCGATCTTCGGCATAACTACCTTTTATGCCTTGTAGTTTGTCAATTTCAGCTTCTACATCTGACTCAGTAGAGTCGTATGAATGCTTGCTTACATCTACATCTGCGTAAAATCCAGAGAGCTGTTGCTTCTTGATTTCGTTTTCTGACATATTGATGGCGTGAGTTACACGCTCAGCACTAGATAAATCAGATGCTTCGTAAGGTACGATTAGATCTTCTGGAGCAATAAACTTAGAAACCGCCCTGTTTAACACATTGTCGTAATAAACCTTTTTAAACGCACTACCCGCTAATGGTAAGTAAAAGAGCAACATATCAAGCTCTGGGTCGTAGTCCTTCATTACATTCATAATGTAGAAGTTCATAAACTCCTGGACACGATCTGCTTGTGTTTCTGTCTCTACTGTTCTTGCGCCTATGACCTGGGTTTTGACAGGTCCTTTTGCTGGCAGCATTTCTTTATAAGCTTGTGCCTGGAATTGGGTAACAGCTTCTGCCAGGATAGGATGTATGACTCCACTAGATCCTTCAAAGGGCTGTGATCTACCTTCGTCAAACTTCATGCCTAAATATTTTAGGCCATCGGTATACGTTTTTTCCCAGTCTGACCTGGATTGTTTGTCCTGGTTAATTGAATCTAGAATATCACCAGCTAACTTGTTTAGAACGCTGTCTTCTATAAGCTCAGCTAAGTTTGCACCAAAATCTTCTACCGGCATTTCTTCTTCTAATTGTTCGTCTCCAATTAGAATGCCTTCTTCAGCTACAAGAATTTCGGCAGCATCTCTTATTTGATCTGCTCTAGACGCCTCTGGAAAAACCTCAACAGATGAACCAGTTACTTTGACATCTGGGGTTTCGCTTTGAATTTGTTCTCTTTTTTCTATAGCCATAATTCAGTGTAACACTTTTGTTAGTTGTTAATAATACACCACGCGCTTCTTATTTAAAAAACTCGCCTCTTCTGGATAGTCTTCATTAAGAGATAAAAAGCCACCTTGCCTAAATCTCATTAATGCCATTGTAGCACTATCGCAATAATCGTCATGGTCACCATACGGGAAGCTGGCCATTTCTTCGATGACTTCATCGCTAAATGTTTCATCGGGTGCCCAAACCATACCGCTTTCAAATATTGGAGCGACCGAGTTCATCCTGGCCACTTTGTCTTGTCCTCTGCTTGGAGTATACGCTGTTACTGGTATACCCATTCTTCTTAATTCCTGGGTCAAAGGCGTACCACTTGCTTTTGCTTCTATTAATACGCAATCAGGCTCCCAGTATTTATACTCGTCATAAGCTAATTTTTTTAGTTCAGGAAAGTCTACGCGCACCCTTTTTGCATCTAATAGCATTATTTGGTCTGCATCTTCGTCACCAGCTATGCCAGGCTTAAATATTGCCCAGGTTGTTATTGCCGAGTAGTCAGCAGTCTCTTTTTTACTAAAAGCAGTATCATAAGACTGTATAACGTAGCTGTAAGGTGGTACATCGCCATCTTCCCATCGGTTCCACCACTCTCTTTTGACTATAGATCCAGCTTCAGCTGTTGGGTTTTGCAGCCACTGACTGTTCCATTTGGCTATGGGTAAAGATGCTTTAACAGATAGCAGCTCTTCTTTTTTCCAAAACTCTGGCCACAAGGGTGTTTCTGTCTCTGGCATAATTGCTGGAAACTCTACAATCTCCCATTGATCCGCATGATCTGCACTTTGGTTCTTTAATACTTTACCAACCAGGTCTTTTGTAGACCATCGCGTCATAACTATTATGATGATTCCGCCAGGCTGTAAACGCTGTCTTGGCCCAGATGTATACCACTCATAAGCCGATTCCATTGCTGTCGGTGACAAAGCATCTTGCTCAGAATGAGGGTCATCAATAATAAGTAGATCCGCACCACGACCTGTAATCGCACCACCTACACCAGCATAGAATGATTCACCCTCTTGGTTTGTGGTCCATCGACCAGCTGACTTGTTATCTGCCTGGAGCTTTAGATCCGGAAAAACCCTCTGATAATCTTCGCTGTCAATTATGTTTCTGACTTTACGGCCGAACCTAACAGCAAGCTCCGCGGTGTGTGTTGTTTGTATTATTTTTAAGTCGCCACGCAAACCCATCATCCAGCTCGGAAAGTAGGTACTAGCAAACTCAGACTTTGAGTGCCTGGGTGGCAGACAAACTATCAACCGTTTTAGTTTGCCCTGGGCAATCTTGTTAAACTTCTCGCCTATTATCTTGTGGTGTCGCCCTTCTATAAACTCTGGCCAAAGATGTTTTACATAGCTGATAAAGTCGCCCTGGCACTTATCTTGTAATTCTATCTGGTCATATCTATTTAGAAGCGCAACAGCTTCTGTTTTGTCTTGTTGTGACAGAACATCAAAATCTTTCAGTGAGATTTCAGGCATATCTTAGGATTAAACCTCGTGCCAAGGTTCGTTTTTCCATAGCAATCCTTCGGCCTCACGTCTTCGTATCAAGCCCTGGAGTGTCTCGCCACCAGCCTTGTTCCACCTCTTCATTTCGCTGGGTACTTTTTCATGTTGGCCTTCGTTTAAAACGCGAAGCATGGTTGAGCTGCGAAGATTGGAACCACCCAAGTTAAACGTCCAGGCTACTAAAGCGTCAAATTGATTTTGCTCAAGCGGTACTTTTACCGATTTATTTACTTCTTCTTCAAACAACGCCACATCTTCTAGCAACAAAGCATCTGCTCGTTGTTGTGAGATTTCCATATCCATGCTGACGCCATCTGTGGAACCGTATCCGATCGTAGGCACGCCCGCGGCACACTTATATGCCTTTAGTTCGCACCCTTCAAATTTTTTTATTAACGCAAGACCCTCTTGCGATATTACTCTAAAATCATCCATATTATTCTCCCCAAATTTTAATTTTTTTCCCGCCGTCATACTCAACGGCGTGCCCCTCATTGATAAGTATTTGGCAAATATCTTTGCCATCTTCTGTATAAGGGATACCCAAAATTCTACCATATTTACCTTTTCCCAGAGATTGCACTTTGAAGCTACCCTTGCATAACTCTGCTAATCTAACTTTTGCGGCTTTACCCATAATCTTTTCTTTAGCTCTCTCTGGGTATCGCTTGGTGTTAATTCTAGATTCGGGCGTGTCAATTCCCGACAGACGAACACGCTGTTTGTGTAATTTTACATCAAAACCTAGATCCAAAACGCAATCGAAAGTATCTCCATCTATAATTCTGTCCAGGGTAGCGTTATAAACAAAAGCATTTGGTGCATTACTCATTATCATTCTCCGTTTCTACAGCAGCTTCTTTATCTTGCTCCCTATAGTATTCTATTATTGCTAAAACATTTGTTATGTACCTTTTCAGCTCAGCCATGTTCATGCTAAGCGACTCATATCCCTGGGTGCTAAGAGCGTAGTAAGCCTCTGGTGGTGCCTTCCCTTCTTCTACTAATGCTAGATACTCAGCCATTAGCTCTGGTGTAAGAACCCTCCATGTCAGATCTTGCATATTTACCTCAAGCGGCATCGGAGGGTGGTACATTGGTGCGGGCAAAGTAATTGTTTTCACTTCGACCGGTGGTGTACTAGGCAGCAGAGAGCAGCTGCACATGAAAAAAGTAAGGCTAATTAGTAGTAGGTTTTTCATCAAACATATTTGGGTTTGTTAAGGCCACAAAGTCTTGTCCGACTTGCTTGGTACCTTTGTTGATTATTTTTTCGATTAAGCCAGGTTTGGCTAGTGCCAGGTTTCCCAGGCTGTGTCTTTGGAAGGTATTTCTGAGCTGGTTTACTTCACGCATCGATTCTTGATTTTGTGCGGCCAGGGCATTGATCTGCTCAGTTGTTTCTTTTTGTTTAGCCAGGTAGTTATCAATGGATGCGTTTTGTTCTTCAATCTTGCCCTCTAAAATAATAGAGTTAGCCTTTAATGTGGCTATCTCGTTTGCTTGATACTTAATGTAAAAAGCAGATCCACCAGAGACTACAATTAAGAGGCCGGTGGCAATGATTGCAAGTTTGAATCCCATGTATACACCCTCAGTTTACTTTCCTTACCCTTTACTTTAATCGGTTCTAGTTCTTTTAGCAAATATTTGCAAGCTTTTGCACATTCGTACCCAATGATTATATCAACACCAGCTTCCTTTGTGGCAGACTCATACCTGGCAGCTTCGTTAACACAGTTGCCGATCGCCGTGTAATCAAACCTGGTTGAGCTACCCATATTTCCTACACAGGCGGATCCGGATTGGAGGCCCACGCCTATTGCAATCTCTTGTTCCATCGTTTCATTAAGTTCTTTGATTCGTTCCTGGATTCTAACCGCAGCTTCTATAGCTCTGTCTTCATGCCTGGGTAGATCTAAAGGTGCCGAAAAGATGCCAAAACAGGCATCGCCGATAAACTTGTCAATCATTCCGCCTGAACGCTGTATTTCCTCTACCTGGATGGTTAGGGTGGTGTTCATTATGTGTGCTACTTCTTGTGGAGTCATTTTTTCACTCATAGACGTAAAACCACGCAAATCTGTAAACAAAAACGTGCAATATCGCAATTCACCACCTAATTTAAGCAAATCTGGCTGTTTTTGGAGCTGTTTGACCTGTCTAGGGTCCAAATAATGCTCAAATTGCTTCTTAATCTGCTGTCTAAGCTTAAATTGTTGCCTAAAATTAAGATAAAACGCCGTAGAAGCCGTCAAAAACTGTGAAATCAAGGCCCAGCTTACGTCTATAAGGACCCCTTGCTGTATAAGGTACACTCCACTGTACCCTGTAAGGGCAAAAACAACGGCAAAAGCACTTACACCCAGGGTTATGCCTAAATTAAGCACCAGGAACCAAGTTAAAGCCACTGTAAGCAATAATATGGCCAATTCAGCTGCTAATGCGTAACCTGGCACATACGGGCTGTTTTGTATCAAGATACTTTCTGCCAGGGCCGCTTGTATTTGGTGTGGGTATTTATAACCAGCACTTGTTGCTAGTTGTGGCATGATGCCTTTGGCCGTAAAACCAACAAAAACAAACTTGCCGGCCACGTTCATCTCTGCCAGATCGGTTTCTGGAGTATTCACGAAACTTATCCACTTGCGCCCTAATGGGTCTACTTTGACCGGATCAAGACCTTTTACCCTTATTTCTTCTATACCATTATCACTAGTATTTATAATGTAGGTGTCTGCCTCTGCCAGTATTTTTAATACTTCAGTACCAAATGCGGGCACCCATCCATCTGGTGTACGCAACAATAAAGGTAGTCTTCTTACTAATGAGTCTATCTCTGGCCTAGCAACAGCAATACCCTGGCTGGCGTTTTGTTTTAAGATCTCAATGTTTTGTATGACGCCTTGTGCAGCGATACCACCAACATCATCGCCTAATATGACGGTGCCTGTTGTCGGAGGATAATCACCGCTGTCGTTTTCAAACATAGCCAGGACACTGGGACCGTATGAAAGGGCTTCTGCAAACTGAGCATCGCCACCGAAACGGTCTGGCTGCGGAAACGCAATAACGTATCCAACGCCCATAGCGCCTTCATTTAGTAAGTCTACCTGTATCCTGGCTAGGGTTTGTCTGCTGAGAGGGTAGCCACCCTCTTTTTCTATATCGGCTTCTGTTATGTTCAGCGTTGTAAAGTAGCCACTGGGTTCTTGTTCTACAACAAGCGCGTCAAACGTCTTGAGCTTTAATATTTCGTAAGGCGCTATCTCGTAAATTATTGGAGCACTTAGCAGCCCTAATAAAAGTACCAAGATCCAGTTTTTCATTATTGCTGTGTAATGCTAATGGTCTTAGTGCAATTGCTTACACAGTCAAATGTAACCGAATAGGCCTGGTTGTTAACGCCTTTTTGTATTACGTTGACGTTGTAGTCATCGGTGTAAAACTTCATGTTAGCTGAGTGAGATCCGTTGCCTTGTTGTGTCAAGACTACTTGACCATTGTCAGCATCGTTATACCAAAAAATATCTGCATCTTTATTGCCAGATCCTTTTTGTATTACCCTGGTTGAATTATTGTCTGCTTGATTGGCGTTGAAGACATACACATTATGATTGCCAGTTCCTTCTTGAGTGCTCCAAATGTCTGAATTATCTGCAAACGTCTGAAACTTAGCGTACATATCGTCACCGGTTTGTTCTATCTTGTAAACATTGTTATTCCCAGAACCTAGAATCAAAGCGTCGTTGTCGTTGCCTGTTTGGATGATAGTAGAGCTGTTATCGTCCTGGTCCATATCAATGACTGCATAGTTGTCGTTGCCATTAACAGTTATAGACCAGACCTGGCTGTCGTGGTTAGACCAAACCGATTGAGCATAAGCAATGTTTGAGCTGCCGTCCACGCTCACGCCAATGGTGGCGTTATCACAATTGTGGGTATTGACCAGGGTACTATCAAAACTGCCCAGGCCACAATAAACACCAGTGACATTACCGGACCCGACTTGCTGCACTGTAATGCTAGAGCCAGAACCTTTGGTCTGTACGACCACTGTGTTATCAGCAAAAGCCTGTAAGCTATGGAGACTGATTAATAATAATAGTGTTATCGCCCGCACCATTTACTTCTACCTCCATAATCATTCCGGCCGTATTAATATTTAAATAAGACGCAGCATCTTTATCAAGAGCTATGTCAAATGTGTTTGACCCCTGGTGTACAAAATACACATGATTGCCTTCTACAAACGAGTACGTCTGATACACAGGATCATACCCAGGTATTATACCCTGTAATTCGACTCCGTTAAGAATACCGCCAGATGTGTTATTTTTTCTGGATCCGGCCTCTACTATATCTAGCAGATCTACCAGGAAATCAAAGCTCAAAAGATCTATGTCTAG